TAACTAAGTTAATCCCGCCAGATACTGCTAAACAATTACAACAACAAATACGTAGAAAGGAATTGACCCCGGACGCATTGATACATTATCTTGAAAATCCAACCGGGTATTAATCATGAATAATATGTTTAAAAATGGCGACGGTCAATCAATTACCCAACGTATCAATCAAACTGATGTTAAGACAACGTTATCTTGGCTTGAGCAGATGGTGGATCTTGATTTAATAAACAATTTGTCTAATGCTGATGAGCATAGTTTAGGAAAATTAGAGTTAACAATAGACTCTAATAAGATATCCCCTGATCAACTAATGGCTGAAATAACACAATGGTGTAATAGCCATGAACTGAAAGCAAGAGAATATGTAAAAAACTCAGGTTCGAGAATTTATTTTAGAACTCCTATTAACGGCAATCCTGCTAATGGGTACGTACAAACTGATTTTAGTTTCGTGACACCTAATGAAACTCACAATGAATCAGATATAAACTTTTTATCTAGATTACGTGATCGCATAGTTAACCAAGGTATGCTAAAATTAATTGAATCAGATGAAGCCAAAATTAACGGTGGCAGAGCAAAAGGCATTGATCACATTGAAGATTTAGTATTTAGAAAAGGCACTAGCGGCATTAAAGATGCTTTGACACATATTAAACATTTGATTAATGATACTGCAAGTAGTGCTACCGTAAAATGGGATGGCAAACCAGCCATTGTATTTGGTAGAGATGACGACGGTGAATTTGTACTTACTGATATCAGTGGGTTCACTGCAACTGGGTATAATGGATTATTTACAAGTCCTGCTCATATTACTGAGAGGTTGTCTAATCGCGACAGTAAGTCAGCGACAATGGGAAAATTAGAGAATCGCGTAGAAGAACTTGGTCCAGTATACGAAATGCTATGGCCTATGTTAGAACAAGCTGTTCCTAGAAATTTCAAAGGTTTTGTACAAGGCGATTTACTTTATACTGAAACTCCAGATGAAGAATCTGGGGCATTAGTGTTTAAACCTAATACAATTGAATATAAGATTCCTGTTTCTTCTGATCTAGGTGAGGCAATTGCCAGTAGTCAAGTGGGTATTGCCATACATACTTACTATAAAGAACATCGTGCATCTAAGCAGCCTATTGGAAAAATGAAATTTAAATCAGTTCCAGGACTATTGTTAATTGAGCCAGTTAAACCAAAAGAAAATATTAAACCTACTGATTCAAGTTTACTTAGAGAATTACGTGAGTTATTAAAAGAAGGTGGAGCGTCTATTGATACATTGTTTAACCCAGCAGAACTTAGACAATTACAAATCAGTGACTTACCTCGGCTATGCGTAGATTATATTAACAGCATAGTAAAAGATGAACTTGAGTCTAATTTTGATATTGATACATTACTCCCGCAGTTTGGAGAATGGTTAAAAGATCACGTAAGACCAAGAAAATATAACAATATAGTAGAATACTTACAAAGTCCACGTTCTAATATGATGGGTATTAGTGCAGCATTTGCGGCGTTTGTATTGATACACGAAATTAAGCTAGATTTACTACAACAGTTAGATCGTCAACACCCTGGGCACGAAGGCTGGGTAATTGCTACTCCTGGCGGACTTACTAAATTTGTTAATAGATTCGGGTTTACTAGAAATAACATTCAAAATAACGCATAAATCTAAACCAAAACCACACTTTTTTATCTTCTAACTAAATACTAGTAGGACCTCAGAGTCCATCAACTAGGAGATTTAAAATGGCATCAATTCCATTAGTATCAGGTGGTTCACAACCAGTATTCGCAACTGACACGCTTAACGGCCCACAGTTAGCAGCAAACGCAACATACGCACCAACCGGTGTACCAGTTAACTTCATGGGTCCAAAACTGGACTTCTTCGGAGTAGACTTGGGTGCTGATCCTTCAGCACAAGCCGGCGTTAACGGAGCAATCCAGACAATTTTACAAACTATTCAGCAAACAGCAACTATCGCAATTTATCAAGTTGCTGCTACTGCTAACGTTACAAACTTGTCATTAGCTGTATATCCAACAGCAGCTTACACAGCAGCTACATTGCAAGCAGCTATTCGCACATGTGGTTCGAACGTAGCTGGTACAGGATATGACGCTTCTGGTGCTACAGTAACAGACGTAGGTTTCCGTTTAGCTTCATCAGCTACAACAGCATCCTAATTTTAAAGTTACCTTTAAAAACACTAAACCCGCTTTTGCGGGTTTTTTGTTGAGTATATTTTTCAAGACTAAGTAATATTGCTCGTGTTTTAAACACACACATTCACACAAGGAGAAAACTATGAGCAAAACACCTTATGAGATTCGTCTCGAACTTTTAAAGCTGGCAAAAGATTCATTATATGAGCCAGTATTCCAAAAACGACAAAATCTTATGGACGAATTTATGTCCAAACGAGAAGTCTTTGTTGGAGTAGAAGGTCCTACTGAAGAACAGTTAGCATTACAGTTTCCGATTATGCCAGCTTTTCCCAGTACAGATATGATTATTGAAGAAGCTGAAAAACTTAATCAGTTCGTAAGTAAGCCATAATTAAAGGCCCCGCAAGGGGCTTTTTGTTGACACATATTTTAATTAGTTAAATACACATATATTATGATGGTCAACAAAATAACAGAGTTAACAATTTTTGAAAGTCCAGATGGCGGACGTACTGTGTATGTGCGTAAACCTGGTGAAGAAACGCGGCATTTGCACTCTAAAAATGAAATCCACGAAAAAGAAAAAGTTGAATACGAACGTTGGTTAAACATTTTTAATGCTAGACGTAATAACACAGCACTTAATGATGTATGTTTGCAAGCTGAAATATTGTATGAACTATCTAAGAATCCAGAATGAGATTCTCTTGCAAAACTTTATTTGACATTACTGCCACAGGTGTTACTGGACATTACAAATCTTCTCGTGTTCCGTTTAAAGATTTAGCAGATGCTGAAATAACAAATGAAATAGCTTGGAATAGATCTAGAAATCAACAACGTAACTGGGAAACATTGACACAATTGATAGGGTTACGTACTCAAATTGCTAAACTAGATCGTCCTGAAGAAAATTCGCAAGTATGGAGTTTTGAATTTGAAGTAGATGCTCCTTATGTGTTTGGTCCTGAGGAAAACCCTACTGAAATGCTACTATCTGATTGTAATGGTGTTCCTATGTTAATAAATCTTGAAAATAAAGTAGATTTAGAACCCTTTTTGATAGTAAATGGGATTAATCAAAATATATGGTTTAACTTATTATACTAAATACACTAACGAGGAAACATTATGGTTGAGCCCACTGATATTGAGAAAAAAAGTTTAGAAGCGCATGTTGAACTATGTGCTGAGCGTTATAATGCCCTTGAAAATAAAATAGCCACAGTAGATAGTAAAATTACCCATCTGTGCGCTGAGGTAACTGATGTAAAAGACACTTTGAAAAAAATGTCTGAAAAAAACAATGACCGTTTAATCACATGGGGTATTGGAATTATTGCTACTTTAGTTGCAATAGTTGGATACTTTATATCACACTACATTATAAAATGACAACAGAATTTGAAATGGACAAAGCCTTTAGGAAAGAATTCCCAAAGATATTAACTAATCTTATTTTTCCAAATAAGGATGGTAGCTTTGAAGTTTTTGGAAGATATGTAATAAAGAAAGAAAACGCGGTATGCCGGGTTTATTGTACTGATACAGATATAGGTGTTTTTACCAGTACAAAAACAGCACTAAGCTGGTGTATAGCTACAAAATTTGCTAATTATAATTTAGCAAGAGATATATTAATTTTGGATAATAAATTAAGATCTTTAACTAACGACATTAACACAAGAGCTAACGTAGCGGATCGTAGTAAAAATTCGTTATTTCGTGAAACTGTGGAAACAAAGTTAGAAACTAAAATTATCCATAAGAAACAGGTTGAGCAACAATTAACCAAATGCGTCAATTACGCTAAATACTATCAACAAAAAGGATTTAATAATGAAAATGTTCGAACTGGCCGCGATCAAGCCATCAAAACAAGCCGCTAAGGTATACGAGAGTTATTTCGGAGACAGCATTAATGTTGACGTAATTTCCCCAAAACAAGCTCGTACAATGCTTAATAAAGTACAAAAGCTAGTAACTGAGCATCGTTCCACTCCGGCTTTTCATCATAGCGAAAAAAATCCAACTTATTTAAAGTTGATGATGTTAGAGCGTGTGTTAAAGGCTAAAGTAAAAGAAACTGCTACTATAGGTGTTGGCGATGCTGCTGGCGCTGATAAAAATACAGCACAAAACGCTGCTCAAAATGCAGAAGCTAAGCCTAACGCCAATGTCGTTGCAGGAGATGCTGCTGCTAAACAAAAAATGCAACAGCAAGTTAATACTATTTCTGATCCTAAACTTAAATCAGCTATGCAAAAAGCCTCGCAAGGCCAAGCAATGAATACTGATGACCAAAAATTAGTTGCTCAAGCTGCACTACAAACAGAAAGCAAAGCAATGCGTCGTCAGTTATATCGTGTATTGCGCGAATCAGAAGTTCAGCAAGCCCAAGTTGTATTAGCTGCTAAAGCTATGACCGATGATATTCAAACAATGTTAGAAGAAGTATCCAGTATGCAATTTAAAGATTTGCCAGCATTAGCCGACGAAATGAAAAATCAAATCGGTGTTGACCAAGCTATGCAATTCAATACTGATGTAACTGCGGTACTTGCTGGCTTAGTACAGAATCTACAGGCAGCTAAACAACAAATGGATCAAGCATTGGGTGTAGTTACTGGACAACAAGCAGCTCCAATTCCTGGGCAAGAACCTGAACTAGGTGCTGAACCTGAACTAGGTGCTGAACCTGGTATGGACGCTGAGCCCGATATGGACGCTGAGCCTAGTTTAGATGCTGAACCTGAGTTAGGTGCTG